CGGTTTGAACCAAATTCAGCACCGCCCCAAATTTGTTGCGTGGTTGCCCCACCGCTTAATTTCTGCCCTGCGTAACCAAAACTTATTTCACCAATTTTTGAGGACTTAGAAACCTTTGAGCCGTCAGCCACGCGGTTGTCTTGCAAATTGCGTGTACCTGTTGCAGCTGCTGCCTTGATCTTTCCCTGAACCCAGGTTGCCAATTCGCTGGTGACTTCTTTTGCTTGTTGCGTCGCTTCGTCGTCCATTGCTTTGAAAGAACGGACAATGGCACGAAGTTCAGCCTTGTCGTAGGCTATCGCGTCATTTGCCATTTGCCCGCCCTTCCAGTATTTCAAGCACCGTTAAAATGTCCTCAGCCGTTTCAAATTGTTCCTTTGGCAAATTGGTTGCAATAGCCAATTGCCAAATAATTCGGTTTAGGCTTCCGACTGGGTAACTTTTGGGTTTGCTTCACCAACCACAACTTCAGCAATGGTTTCTGTCCATGCTTCAATTGGCTTGACGGGCTTACCAGCTGCTTCACGTTTCATTGCGTGATAAGCCAGGAAAACCAAGTCGGAAATTCCGATCTTTTCCTGCGCCTGGCTGATTGTGTGCCCTGTGTGCTTTTCCCACTTTACCCACTCAGGTGGCGCAGCCGTATAGGTCGCCTGCGCCCCGTCGTTGTATTCAATTGTTATTGGTAACTTCATTTTGTCTCCCGATTGTTAGATTTTAACTGAATGTTTCAGTTGGTGTTCCAACCACTGTAAATGATAGGTCAACTGTTTGTGCGTCAGGTGCTGACCCGCCGACGGCTGGAAATACTGGCATTACGTTAAACGCAAAAACCGCACCTGAAACGGCAGTCAATGAAACTGCCAAAGTTGTGTTTGGTGCTGACTCGCATGCAGTCCAAAGTGCCTCGCACAATGAACCTGACGCGCCCCAGTCAGCCAACATTGAAACGTCAAATGTCCACTGGTCGTCAATGTGCTTGTAAGCCTTGCCGTCAAGTGTTTGATAGGTTTCGATTGTTGGTGAGTTTGCTAGTGTCGCGCTGGTCGCCTGCGCGTCGTAGTTTGTGGAAGCGATCGTCAAAGTTAGATCGCGACCCGTGATGATCGTTGTAGGCACGTTTTTCTCCTTAGTTTGTTTGTGTGTAGTACGTTGAAACGTTGATGTCTGCCACCAGCATTGGAGACTGTCCTACTTCCAACACTGTCGGCTTTTCAATGACGCCCACAACGTATCCCGCAGGCATTGCTGCGAGAATTCCTATGATGAGTTTTTCCAGGTTATCTAGTGAACCTGCGTTGCTATTTGAAGCAACAATTGCTGAAATGGCAAAGTTAATTTTGACCTTTGTTGTTGAGTCGTTAATCAAAACAACTTCCATGTAAGGGCTATCGGGCACAACCACAATTGCAGGTGGAATTGGCGACTCAGGAACTGACCCATAGACGTTTGCAGCTAGGGACGAAAATGAGTTGGCTAATGCTGCGCGTGTGTCAGCAATACTGGAAGCGGTCATTGCACAACTGTTTCAACGTCCAGGTAAGGCATTAGTAATGCGCTGACGCGATTTGTAAGACTGCGCCCCATGCGGTAAGGCGTTGAAACCATGTCAATTCCTTCGATCTGTCCACCAGCAGCCACGCGGGACTGGAAGACTTCAACGCTGACTGTGAGAATGGCAGACTCAATTGCAGGTGTGTTTGCGTATAAATCAACGGCTGAATAGCCTGAAAGTGTTGCAGTGCCATTTGGCACAATGTCGCGCGCAGTTACGTCTGAACCTGTAAGCGCAACGGTGAATGAATAAGGTGTCACGCTGGTGACTGTGTGAGTTGCAGTGAACGGTGAAGGCAAGCCAGTGACAATGACTGATTGACCAACAACAAAATGGTGTGCGCGCACTGTGTAGAAATACGCCACGTTTGACTCTAATTTGTAAGCCTGGACGGCTGAAGAATTTGCAACCAGCATTGGCAAAATTACCGCTTCGCTGGTGTTAATAATTTCTTCAAGGTAAGCGTCTGAATAAAGGGAAACGGACACGCCAAGCACGGTGCGCAATTGGCTCGCGGTTACAATGTTTGGCATGTCCGTTCCTTTCGATCTGCTGCGCTACGTTCGGGAGTGACCGCAGCGCATGACTAGTTGGCTAATTAAGCCTTATTGAATTTGAACGCGCCTGCACCGATCTTCGTTGCAATTGCGCCGTATCCGTACACCATGACTGAGATTTGACCTGAAGCGATTACGTCTGCGCGTAGTCGGTAGGTTGGTGACTCGTACCATGTATAAGCGTCAGGGTTGACGATAAGCATTGAACCGTCAGTGTCTGTTCCTGCTGCAGTGTTTGCAGTAACGTACAGGTCAAGACCTGCAACGTTTCCGCGTACTGAGTCAGGGCGAACAACGCCACCAGCGTTTGAAGGTTGCGCAGCGTTGTAAATTGGACGACCTGAGTCATTCAGTGTCATGAGGTTTGCCCACTGTGAAGTGTTAGCAATGATGTTTTTCGCGAAGCCCTGTGTGCCAGCATAAACTGAAGCAGCACCGCGAGAAACGAAACCAAGCAACTCAGCAGCAGTTGGGTATGTTGTGATTGTTGTACCGTCAGCAGTCGCGCCTGAGATTAACGCTGCGTTCACCGCAGTGTCTGTTGCCTTAGCGTATGCAGCTGCCATGTTGTTTAACAACTCATTGAAAAATAGTGGTGAAGTGCGATCAAGCAATTCAACTGAGAATGTCTGCTGACCTGCGTACTTTGCAACGTTGACTGTCACAAATGCAGCATTTTGGTCAGTTTCTGAAGGTGTGCCAGCCTCTGAAGTTGCAGCGACTGTTGGCATTTGTGTGATCTTTGGAATTTCAAATGACATTCCAGCGTCAGGCAATACGCCACGGCTGATTGCGTCAATGTTTGAACGTGTTGTGTTTGCAAGTCCGTTAATGACCTCAGTCAATTGACGTGTAGGCACTAAACCTGCATTGTCTGTAACGTCTGCCGCTGCGGCAACGTACTGACGAGCAGACTCGTCACCCATTGAAGCGCGGATTGTGTTTTCAAGGTACTTCGCAGCAGTGAACTCCAAGCGTGGACGAGTGAATGACCCGCCTACTGCTGGCTTTGCAGCTGCTGTGATTGACTGTGCGGCTTCTACCGTCTCGACGGCTTCCGCTGGTGTGACGGTGTTTTCCACTTCGTCTTCTCCTTCTGTTGTTTCTTCAGGCTCAACTGTTGAGTCTGAAACCTCTGTGTTTTCTTGGCCTTCTGTCGCTGCTACTTCAGCAACGCGGGCTGATCTGATTGCAGGCTCTGACGTTAATGCAACGCCTGTCATTTCACCCTTTAAAATTCTGACTGTTCCGTCTTTGAGTGTCTCGTACTCGTCAAAATAAACTTCAACACTGAAACCGTCGCGCAAACCTTCAGCAGCTTCAACCAACGCGTCATTTCCCGCAGTTGTTTCTGCAATTTTGAAAGTTGCGTCAATTCCTTTGTCTGTTGCTTCAATTGAAAGTGTTTTGCCAATACGACGTGTACGGTCATGCTCTAGGTTTAACAAAACGGCAGTTGGTTCAATTGAACCCTTTGCAAACTGGACTTTGCCAATTGAAGCGTTCCCAGTTTCTTCAAATGTCACAATGCGTCCAGTGATTGTGCGACTATTTGAGTCAGCCGCAGTGATCGCAATTGGTGTTGTTAGTTTTTTGCTCATAGCAGCATGTCCTCTTCTTCTCTGATTTCCTCAATTGACATTGCGCCAATGCGGTTCAAGATTTCATAAACCTGCGCGCGCTCGTATGGGTTACCGCGTAGGAAGTCGTCCAAATCAAATGAAACACGGTTGCCCGCTGGTGTGAAGTCCTGGAAACTCAAACGTTGTTCAATTATTGACATGTAATTGCGGAACGCAAAGTCAACCAAGTCGCGACGTTTATCAAGTGCGTTTGCGTAAGTGAATGAAGACTGTTGTGAGTCTGTGAAATAAGCAGGCAAACCGCATGCACGGCTGAGTTCAAGTGAAACATAATTGCGTGCTTCATTGAGTTGCAAATTCTTTGGGTCGTAACCAATTGTTTCCATTGTTACGTCAGCGTTGAGAAACGCAGTTGATTTATTTGCGCGAGCAGTGCGCCATGCGTTCAATAGTTTTGCAACGCGGTCTGCTGGTAATGAAGTTCCATTTGATTTCAATACCATTGCTGGAATTGGCTCATTTGCAAAGTTCATTGCAGCCTTTTCAAGTGCCGCAGCTGCTTTGATCGTACGACCTGCGCGACTCAATAAACCTTCTTGTGTATTTGGGAAAACTACCAATTTCGACGGGTCAACTGGCGTGCCGTCAATTTCGTATGAGTCAATTTCAGTGCCATTTGAATTTGTGGTGATTGAAACTCGTTCAGGTGCAATGCGTTCGCCGTCGCGAATTCGTCCAGTGTCGGCATAACGTTCAGTTACGTAATAGTAGGCAGCCTCATGGAAAAATAAATCTGAAAGTATCCATGACCAAAATGTTGAGCCAGGGATACGTGAGTCAGGTTGGTTGATACAACGAGGTTGGGCAACTTTTTCACCTGTCGCAATGTTGCGTGTGTGCATTGGCAATGAACCGATTGTCTGAATGATCGAAAGGGCACGTGCTACCGTTGGAACACTCATTGCTTCGGCACGGCTTGCCTTTGCTATTCCTGCGAAATAGAAATTTCCATTTTCGTTGAAATACGGTGCAAGCGACGCTTCAACGTCTAACGGCGCGACTGGAACGGCAGCAGCGACGCGTGGCGTGAATAGATCAAAGTAACCCATGCCCAAATTGTGTCAGGCTTATACGGTCAGCCCACCATGATGTCAAGATCATTCTCTGGGCGTGTCGCAAAATGTGTCACGAGCGAAACTGCCACCGCACCGCAGACAACGGACTGGCTGGCACGTCGTCCAATAACCCAACCGCCGTCACCACGACGCAATTGCACGGCAGCCAAGACTTCCTCAGTCAATTGTGATTGTCCACGGTGTTTCAACCGCCCTGAGTTGATCGCACTGAGCATTTCGTCACACGCCTGCGGGTAAGCAGTATCCATGTCAAAGATTGGGATACCAGCGGGCGCGAGCCTTGCTGCAACTGCGCCTGCCGTTTTCCGTGAGTATAAAACATACTCAGTCGGATACTTTCGGGCATAGTCTGCCAAATCGTTGGCAATGGCTTTGTCGTCCAATTGCAATTCGTTTGTCCAGGTGTGCAATAACTTCACGACAAATTGCTCACCACCGATTTTCTGCGCCCCGACCAAACTGGCATGGCGTCTATCGGGTGAAAGGTCAATTGCAAGCCAGGTTGATTTTTCCAGGTCAAGGTCTTGCGACTTATCCAGGCAATTGCCCCAACTAGCTGCGTCCACGGCTGAGTTGATCGCCACAACCCAACGGCACAACACTTCAGTCATTACAACGTCAGGCGGGTCGTTCAAAACTGATTTCACGTTGTCCTCGTGGATAGTAATACCCATTGCAGGGTTTGCGTGCCGAGCATTTTCAACGCTTATTTCGTCAGTTGGTGCTGACCATTCAAAATAGCCAATTTCGTCGTCAGCCCCGCCGATTTTAGCCAATGCACGCTCACGAAAGGCGTTTAGTACCACGCTGCTGCTATCGCCTGCGTTTGTGTACGACATAACTAGCGGGTTGGGTGCTGCCATGAGTGTGTATCGCAATGAAGCAAAACTTTCCATGTCAGTCATTTCACGCAACTCGTCCAGGTGAATGGTTGAAGGTCGTGAAATACCACGAGCAGCTGAACCACCTGCGCGAATTATGAAACGGTTGCCGTTTAACGTCTCAATTTCTTCACCGCCATGTTGCCAGCGTATTTTTTTGACCTGTTTGGCTAGTCCGTCGTTGCCTTCAATAATGTTGACCAGTGACCTGAACTGTTCCAGGGACGTGGACAAGCGGTGCGCAGACCCAATTTGTAGGGGTTCGTCCCAAAGGAACAACCCGCCCAAAATTCTGATCAGTTGCAGGAATGACTTTCCATTCTGACGTGCAACCACAATGCAATTGACTGGGGTTGCCCACCTACCGTCAGGCTTGACTTTGTGAGTGTGTTCCAGGGCGAATTTCTGCCAGGGCATAAGGTCAATGCCGACGTCAGCTGCCAAATCTATGAGTTCAAGCCCCTTTGAAGGCAGATCGTTCAGCGGTGTGTGAATTCTAGGCGTAGAAATGCCATAAATGCGT